AGAATACAAAGTAATGGTAACGATATTGATATAGCTGATCACGATAAAGCAGTATTTGGTACTGGCGGTGACCTAGAAATTTATCATAATACAAATATTAATGCTTTTAATTTAGCTAATGGGCATAATTTAGATATTTTGTATGGTTCTGAATATGTAGCTAGATTTAAACCTAATGGAAACAATGAACTCTATTACGACAACAGTAAAAAGTTTGAGACTACAAGTGGTGGAGCAACAGTCACAGGTGCTTTATCTGCATCAAGTGGTTTCTCTTCATCAGGTGGCACAGTTATAACTGGAGTTGATAACGGAACTATATATCTTGGAACTGGATTAGATCTTAGACTTTATCACGATGGAAATAATTCTTTTATCCTAAATAATACTGGTTCTTTAAATCTATCTCCGAGTGGTAATGCTGGTATTCAAGTAAATCAATCAGGCTCAGTAAAATTAGCACATAATGATAATTTTAAATTTGAAACTACAAGTGGTGGCTGTACTGTAACAGGCACTTTGTCTACTTCTGGTGTTTCAATTAGTAATGGTGCTGGTGCTGTAAGTGTTAATGGTGGTAGTGATATAAGATTTGCTAATGGAAGCTGGACAGGAGAATATGCTGGTAAAATACAACTCTATAATAATAAGTTGTATATTCAAGGCGGTAGTGATACTAACGAAAGTATTATATTTAGAGGTGGTGATGCTAATGGAACTAATTTTGCAAAATTTGATCTTAATGGTCATTTCTACCCTTCTGACAATAACACTTTAGATTTAGGTACATCAACATATCGTTGGAGAAACGTCTACACCAATGACCTTCATTTATCTAACGAAGGTGGTAAAAATGATGTCGATGGTACATGGGGTGACTGGACAATACAGGAAGGAGAATCAGACTTGTTCTTAAAAAATAACCGTTCTGGTAAAAAATACAAATTCAATCTAACGGAGGTAAGCTAATGGCTTTTTTTGGAGATAATGCTTGCGAAATATGGTGTAGATTTAACGGAACAGGTAGTATTGCAATAAATGATGATCACAATGTCACTTCTCTGACTGATAATGGTACAGGAGATTACACTGTTAATTTTGGTGTTACGATGTCAGATACAAACTATGCATTAGTTTATGGCACAAGTGGTATGATTTTAAATATGTCTAATGCTATGTCAACTACGACATCACAAAGAGTTAGAAGTTTACATCGTGATAACTCATATCAACTGCTAGACGTACAAATGTTTAGTGTTGTTATATTTGGAGATAGATAATGGCAAATTCAGATAAAAGAATTGTTTATGTAAGTGATGAAGGTGTACTTGCAGTAATTGTACCTTCAGATAATTGCGGACTTACAGTTGAAGAAATACAAGCAAAAGATGTTCCTACAGGTAAAACATCTTATATTGTAGATAAATCTGAAGTTCCTACAGATAGGAGCTTTAGAAATGCTTGGACTTATACGGAGTAAATTATGGGATTCGGTATAGACATGGCAAAAGCCAAAGAGATTCATAAAAATAATATAAGGGCTGCTCGCACACCAAAACTTGCAGAACTTGACATAGAATTTCAGAGAGCATTAGAAACTTCAGCAGATACAAGTGCTATCGTTGCAAAAAAGAAAGCATTACGAGATGCACCTGCTGATAGTGCTATTGACGCAGCTACAGATGAAGCTGGTTTGAAAGCACAATGGAATACAAGTATATTAGGTACAAGCCCTTACACTAGCTAACTATGGCATTAACACAAATAAATAAGGCTGGTTTAGACGAGTTAGCTCTTGACCATGTCTTTACAATAGGTGCTAGCGGTTCTAGTGCCTACACATTTCAAGGAGAAGGGTTGAATGGCACTGTCAACAACCCTACCCTTTACCTTACAAGAGGTAAAACGTATAGATTTGAGAATGGCTCAGGCGGTCATCCTATACGTATACAAAGCACATCTGGAGCAAGCGGTACTGCATACAACACTGGCGTAACTAACAACGCTGGTAGCGGTACAGTTATTGTAGAAGTACAACATGATGCTCCTGATGTCCTATATTATCAGTGTACCAGTCATGCAGCTATGAACGGTATACTATACATTACTGGTGCACTAGCAGACGGTGGTGTGACTACAGCTAAAATTGCAGCAGATGCAGTTACAGGAGCTAAAATAGCAGATGATGCTATTAATTCTGAACACTATACAGATGGTTCTATTGATACAGCACATATTGCAGACGCTCAAATAACTACAACCAAGATTGCAGACAGTCAGATTATTACTGCTAAAATAAATAACAGTGCAGTAACAACAGCTAAGATTGCTGATGACGCAGTTACTAATGCTAAATTAGCAAGTAACTCAGTTACTAATGCAAAAGTTGCTGGTAACGCAATTAGTTCAGCAACAATTATTGATGGAAACGTAACCACAGCTAAAATAGCTGACGATGCAGTTACTACAGCTAAGATTGCAGATGATGCTATTACTAATGCAAAAATAGCTGATAATGCTATTCAAACAGTTCAGATAGCAGTTAGTCAAGTTACTTCTAATAGAATAGCTGACCAAGCTGTAACATTAGACAAACTTCCACATGGCACAGGATCTAACGATGGTAAGTTCCTACGAGCAAACAACGGAGCAGACCCCAGCTTTGAGACAGTCACAAGTACAACAATAAACAACAACGCAGATAACAGAGTTATTACTGGCTCTGGTACTGCTAATACTTTAGAAGGTGAAGCTAACCTTACTTATGATGGTACTAGATTAAATGTTGGTACTGGAGATTTAGCAGTCACAGGTGCAGAAGGTGGAGACGCACAATTAAGGTTAACTGCTGACGAAGGAGACGATGGTGCAGATTATTGGAGATTAGAATCCAAAGCTTCAGATAATAAATTCAACCTTGCAACATACGCTAGTGGTGCTTGGGTAGACAAAGTTACTGTAGATTCGTCTGGAAACGTAGGTATAGGTACAACAAGTCCAGCAAAGAATCTTCATGTTGCTAATAGTGGGGTTGCAACAGTACGAATTGAAACTACTGATAGTAGAGGACAAGCTTGGGATCTTTTGTCTACAAACGGATCACAAAATAATACTGGTACATTATCTTTTAGAGATGAGTCAGGTAGTTCTTATCTTGAATTTGGAGCAAATGGAGGATCTCCTAAACTTACAGTTCGTAATGGAGGTGCTAATGATCTTTTACATATTGATAATAATGGAAATGTAACTAAACCTCGTAATGCTTTCGCTATAATACATTCAAGTAGTGGAGATGCTGGAACTACTGGTAATAAAATCAAAGATGCGTATGCTGTATTTACTGGAGTGCATTTGAATCAAGGATCACATTATAATACTTCAAATGGTAGATTCACTTGTCCAGTTGATGGTGTGTATGGTGTGGCTTTCTCATCTAATCTGCATATGAGTAATTTTTCTATAGGTAATAATATTAATATTCAAACTCGTAAAAATGGAGCAATTCAATTATATAATTATAATACTGTAGTAACCACGATTTGGCAGCAAATGACATTTACAAATTATGTAAATTGCAATGCAAATGATTATTTACAAATATATTATGGCGGTTCTGCAACATTTGGTGCAGACCAAGGTTCTGGTCAGTGGGGTCACTTATACTTCTGGTTGGCTCAATAAATAAATAACACAGTATAAATAGTCATAACACTTATTTTAAAAAATGGATTACACAATTACTCTGACAGACACAGAAAAAAAGTCTATGGAATATGCAGCACTTAATGTTGATGACTGGATTACAAATGCTGCTACAAACAGAGCAAGAATAGCAAAAGAAGAAATTATTTCTCTTAATACAGCACATTGCAACACTAACTCAATAGCGATTGCAGTTGGTGAAGACGCACAGGTAACACAAGCTTATACTTTAGGTGTAGTAAAAACTTTAGCAGATCAAGTTAAAGAAGCTGAAGCTAATAAAAAATAGTGGAAATACCCACAATAGTAATACCACCAATACAAGAAATAAAAACAATATCTATACCTTTACCTACCGCAGACGTGCCATCATACATTCCTATGGTGGTACCGCCTAGCGATTTAGAAGCTCCTGAGGGAGTACAGGCAGAGGCAAAAGATGAACCGGAAGCAACAGGTATAAGAAAAGTAGACATACCGTTTACAGATTTTAAAATGCCTGTCCCGGAAAACGAAATTTTAGTAACGGCTGGGACAACTGCGGTTGTCTCTGTAGCAGCCACCCTTACAGCTACAGCAGCTTTTAAATGGGCGGTTACTGCATTAAAACCAATACTAAAAACAACATGGAAGAAGTTAAGCCAATTAAAGGGCAACCAAAAAGTTTCTTAACTAGACTTAAAGAAAACGTAGACGACCATGAAGAACAGATGGCAGTGCTTGGTGCAGCAGTGCGCCTTGGAGTTGTTATCTGGAGTGGATTTATTATTACTTTAAGTTATGTCGAACTGCCAATGATTAAAAAGTCAGCTACAGCAGGCGATATCACGTTCGTAGCCAGCATCTTTACGGGTGCATTAGCAACTTTCGGGTTGTCTACGGGAAATGGTAACGGAAAGAAAAACGGAAACGGAGAAACTAAAAAACCAACAACAAAAGCATGAAGAAATTAATCTTGCTTTTAGCTCTGCTATCACCCGGCATAGCTAGAGCCAATACTGTCACTCCTCAGTTTACTTCAGGGAGTATGAACTCAACGACTACTACCACTCAAACTATAGTGGAAACGGAGCAACGCCAAGTATGGGGTGCTGCCGTAAATACGTGGTCAGGAAATAATGTAACTGCATCTGGAAACTTATCAGACACAGCTACAACATTTTCAGTAACTAACAATTCACTACCGTGGAACTTAGAAACCACCACAAGAGCAGCAGGCTTAGTAGAACAGATAGACTTTACAAGAAACTATACAATAAACTCTACTACTACATCGCTGTCTGTATTCTCTCAGTAAGTCCTGTACTTGCAGAAGGAGACACCAATAATAATAGTAACCCCGTGGCAGCAGCCACCGGAAACGTTACGAATCAAGCTGTCCAATTTCAGAATAATGGAGCACCTAGCCGACAAGCTTTTGGTAGCAACATATCTTGCAATGGCAGCACTATGACATTTAGTCCATTTTATATGGGCAACGATACTGAACCTCAGACAGAGGACGGTTATG